CAAGGGTTCTTCATTATTATTATGGAAAAATAATAAAATAAGACCAAATCAGTATTTTATAACTGAAGACTGGACAGGAGGTATATATGCAAGTTGTTCATTGCCGGGGAGTAGAGTAGGATCACAAATAGCAACAACATGGGCTATTTTAATATATAACGGATTAGATTACTATAAATGTATGAGTAAATTAATTATTAAAAACACAAAAAAATTATATAATGATATTATTAAAATCCCCACAATTAAAGTTATAGGTAAGCCAAACGTAAATGTGTTAGCATTTTACAGTGATAAATATCCTCTAGGACAAATTATTGATGAATTTCAAAAACATAACTGGAATTTAAATATAATGCAAAATCCTATGTGTTTACATATTTGCATAACTCCTTATAATTATGAAAAAATTAATGAAATTAAAACTATTTTAAGAAATTTAACATATAAAAAAATAAAAAAAACAGAAAAAGGGTTAATATCAATTTATGGTATGGCTCAAAAAATACCAAATAAAAAAATAGTACGTGAAATTGTAGAAAAATATTTAGATTTAACTACAAATTTATAAACATAAAATTTTAAATTATATAAAAAGTATAATTTATGTAATTTAAATGCAATGAAAGTATATCCGCGAAATGTTATTATAAATGTGCAAAATAATTTATATATAGATCACGCTGAAGAAAAAATGTGTAGAATTTGCTATGAAAATGATGAAGATATGAGTAAATTATTATCTCCGTGTGCATGTTCCGGTTCAATTAAATATATTCATGATCATTGTTTGAGGGAATGGATAAAAACAAAAAATATACGAATGAAGAATTATGAATGTGAATTATGTCATAAAAAATTATTTTTAAAACGATTATATGTTGAAGAAAAATTTAGATTACTCGGAATATACGATAAAAATTATAAATATTGTATCGATATTTTCTTATATTTTTTTATTACAAATATTTTGGCATATATTATTTATTCAATTGATATATCTAATGATTATTTATTAGTAAACTCATTTGATAATCATAAAGATAAATATCTTCTAAAAATAATTAAAAATAAACAAAAAATACATGAAAATGTGTATATTTATTTTTATTTATCATTTACAATATTTATTGTATCTATGTTTTATTATACTGTAAGTACACTTTTAGCACTATATTATTTAAAACGTAAATTGTTATTTTTAAAATTAATTTGGAAGACGCTATTATGTTGTTTATTTAGTTCATCAGTATTTATATATTTTTTTATGTTATATAATTCTGTTGGTGATTTCCAAACAGCATCAGTATTTATTTTTTGTTCTTGTATATTATCTTTGGTTAATTGGCCATTAATGAAAATGTATTGTTATTATTTAAATCAAGATATATTAATAATTAATGATAAATATAACAAAACAGAAATACTTAATGCAACAATTAATCCATTATTAAATTTAAGATGATTTTTGTTAATATAATATTAAAATTATTATATTAAAATATTTTCTTAAACATTATTTACATGCGGGGGAAACCAACAAGATTGGCACCGATACCGAAACCTGCACCTGATCGAGCGGATACTGCCATGGATGGAACATATGTATCTAAGATTGAGAAAGTTGCTGCGGCCGTTAAGGCAATAAGTGCAACTTCATCTAAGTTAAGTGATTTCTTAGGGATAGCATAAGCGGCGATGGCTACCATGACACCTTCAACAAGATATTTGACTGCTCTGCGAACAAGTTCTCCTAAATCCAACATTTGTGCTAATTTCTGAAGCATTTATAAATATTGATAAGAAAAAAATATATATTATTATTATTAAAACTTAAAAAAAATTATTTTATATAATAATATAATGTCTAAAAAAAATGGATGTGAATATAGAACTGATAGTAAGGGTACTATTAATACCAAATATGTTGATTTATTAGAAGAGGATAAACCTATTTCTGGTCAAAAATTTGTATGTGTTAGTTTTGTTTCCCCTGAAAATATTTTAAAACAGAAAAATCACTTCTTTTTTCAAGAGTTCCTAAAACATTACGATTTCTCTAAATCTGTTCAAAAGTTTTCACGTTTTTTAAATTTTGTTGGTTATAAATATAATTTAGATTTTGACAAAATTATGGAAGATTTTCAAGAATTTTTACAAAGTGAGAAAGATGAATTTCCTAAAAATCATGTTAGCGATGAATATAAAAACTTTTTAGATCAAAATGATGAACGATTGGAAGATGATTTCAATAAAGTGTATGAATTTCAAACAAATGTTAGAGGACTTAAAATTAGGGGTGTTTATTCTACACAAGCAGAGGCAGAATTTAGATGCAAAATGCTTAGAGAAGTTGATCCCAACCATAATGTATTTGTAGGTCCAGTTGGTATGTGGATGCCGTGGGAACCTGAGGCTTATAAAACTGGACGAGTTGAGTATTTGGAGGATGAATTAAATCAATTAATGAATGAGAAAAACAAAAATGAAAAGGCTGCTAAACAAGAATTTGAAAAACGTGTTTTGGAATCAAAAAGAAAGGCTATAGAAGATAATATTAGAAAGGCTAAAGAAAGTGGGAATAAATTAACTCAAAATATTAATAAAGATGGTAATTTGATAGGAGTTAATAATACTATTGAAAATACATTAGGATTAAAGGAAGAAGTCACTTCTGCAGACATTCGTAAGGAATTATTTGAAGGAGATGTTGTTGAGAGAAATAGTGCTGTTAAGGATGCGATGGACAGAGGATTGATTCCTAAAGAAAATGTAAAAATGTCTAAAAAAGATTAATACTAATTTGGTGTATGTTGGTTATTTATTAAATAATCTACATTTATTAAATATTTGTCTATAATTTTCCAGATGCCATGTGTAGGGACATTAAATCCAGAAGGAAGTGTTGCACCTGTTACTGTAGATTTTTGAGCAATATTGCTAAAAGCAATATCAGATGCATCAGTTAAACAAATGACATTGATATCCGTCATATATTTTAAAATAAATAATTTAAGTTTAAACTATTTATTTTAATTATTTATTTTAATTAAATAATTTTTTGAAAAATTTTTCACATAAGGTTTCAATGTGGACTGGTTCGACTGGTTCGACTGGTTCGACTGGTTCAACTGGTTCGACGACAGTTTCTGGTTCGGGCACCAGAATATCTATTTTATCTACGCATGACCATATTTCCCAGTGAGAATCCCAGTCATTATAATAATAAATAGTATAACCAGCATCTCCCCAGTTTTTTCCCCAACTGTTTCTAATTATAAAACCATCATCATTGTATCCAACAATTGTCATAGCATGTCCTCCCTTAAAAGAATCATCTTTATTACTTCTTTTCCACATTTGTTTTCCATAGTTATATACTGGAAATCCTACAATTGCTGGACCATTTAAAAATAAACTCATTTTTAAATCATTTATAGAATTAATTCTTGCATAACTTTCTATTACATTTTTTTTTGCTGATTCATAAATAGTTTCAGCAATACTCTCTTTATGTTGTATTTTTCCATAAGGATAGTTTTTTTCTAAACAAATACCATATGTTTTTAATAATTTCATAACATCTCTACCATACATACCTTCATCATTCGTGCTATCATTATCATATTTATTTGAACGTAAATTATAAAAAAATTGTGGAGAGAAATATTCATTATTATTATAATTGTGTTTTTCTTGCCATTCTTTCATACATGCAGCACTTTGAGCATAACATGTACCTTGACTACCTTGATTTCTTACAGGCATTAAATCTTTTCTTAGATCTAAATTTTTTGGATAAATCGTATCCGATTGTTTTACTATGTGTCTGTGAAATACATAATCTCTTTCATCATTTGGTGACGGTTTAAGGTTTAAAATATGATTCATTTGTAATAATTTAAAGAATAAAATTTTTACAAATATAATTACCAGCGGTTTTTTTTAACATTTATACGAGGACCTTTCTTTTGTGCAGTTGGATCAAACGTTTCTTCATCGTCATCACTATCAATATCTTTTGACATTTCCCAAAATTCCCTTGATCCTAACTTAAAATCTTTATGGCCAGTTGCTTTATACCAAAAAATTTGATCTTCTAATTTGTTTGATTTTGCATTATTGGCGACTACTAAACATTCATAATTTTCTGTACATTGATCCATCACTTGGCAAAATGATTCGAAAGTTGGAAACATACCTGCATAATTTTCATAAATTCTTTTTCTATTTGCGATATAGGGTTCTCTTAAAATAAAAGTGTAGTCAATATTTGTACGCAAATTTGGAGGAACACCCAGTGGATACTGCATAGTAATGACAAGCATAATTTTCCAATGTCTACCATTCATAAAAAGTAAACGCATTAATTTATCCCGGGCCCAACTATTATCATACAAACAATCATCTAAAATAACAAATGTTCGTGGATCTATATTTGACCGACCATATGCTTCATTTTCTTTCTTCATTTGTTTCATTACAATTTTTTGACGTTTCAATATATTTTCTATGATTGCAGTATTATACTCATCATGAATAAAAAGTTTTGGAACCATTTTTCCATAAAATCCATTTCCTGCTTCTGTCCCTGAAATAACAGTTCCAATAGGTATGTCTTGTTGATAATATAGTAAATCTCTAACTAAATAACTTTTTCCCGTATCACGACGTCCTATAAGAACAATTACCGGGCCTTGATTTTCATTTGGTTTAAATGATATATTTTTCATATCAAATTTCTTTAGTTCCAAGTTCATCTATATTAAAATGTCTCTTTTATTTTTTTTTATATTTACGCATAAAATAAGTTTAAATATATAAAAAACTTTGTATATATCAATTAATGTTTTCGCTTTATTACAAAAAGAATAACAACAACAAATTGTTCGAGTATTTAGAAGAAAATGGATTTCAAAATCCTCAAAACTATTTTCCTCTTATGTCAAATTTTTTTCAACTAGATACTGCTAATTTTAACAAAATTAATTTAAATCAACATTATTCAATTAAAATGATACAAGAAACAAAAAATAATAACAAATTTACTATTTCTTGTCAAGATGAAAAAAATAATGAAAAAACAGTTGAATCTTTTTTTAAATTTTCACCATTAATAGATCCAGTGAAATTTATGGTTGGAAAATATGAAAAAATAGATAAAACTATTATTGAAACTTTACCTAAATTAAATAACAATAGTTGTTTAGATAAGGTTTTAGATAAAAATAATTCTGCTTACGTAGACAGTTTTTTTTCTTATTTAACAAGTCAACTATTACATAAATCAGCATTCAATCATGGTATTGATTTTTATGGAACCTTTACAACTATACAAGATAAACATGTTTGTAATATATTTGAAGATATAGAATATTTGCATGATGCCAAATATTTTCATAGAAATAAAGATATACTTTTTGAAGTAGATTATATTGATATAGATAGATTTTTAGAAAGCGATACTAGAAAATATAAAGAAAAAATAGAAATAAATAGCGATAAAGTTAACTTAAAAACAGATACTATAAATAATGATGTCTTTGAAGGTATCTTCGAATTAACAGAAGGAAATGTAAATGAACATAATAAAAACTTGGAAGATGAAGTATGGAAATCTGAATTAGAAACTAAAAGTGAGAAAAGTCATAAAAAAACCAATTCTACTTGTTCTTCTAGAGAATCATTGACTGACGAAGAAAATGACGATGATGACAGTGAAGAAGAACTAGGAGATAGTGAAGAGGAAAGTGATTTTTCAGATTATTCTAGCGAAGACGAAGAGGAAGTCATTCAAGCATATATTTATGATTTTCCAGTACAAATCATTTGTTTGGAAAAAATGGAAAATACATTAGATTATTTAATGGAAACAAAGGGTAAACATCTTAGTAATAAAGAATGGAAATCTTGTTTATTTCAAATCATCATGATGCTTATTACTTATCAAAAAGTATTTGATTTTACCCATAATGATCTACATACAAATAATATTATGTGGAATACTACAGATAAAAAGTTTTTGAATTATAAATATAATGATAAATACTATCGTGTTCCTACATTTGGAAAAATCTATAAACTTATAGATTTTGGTAGGGGTATTTATCGTTTTCAAGATAAAATATTGTGTAGTGATAGTTATCATGCTAAGGGAGATGCTGCTACTCAGTATAACTGTGAACCTTATTTTAATCCAAAAAAACCACGTTTAGAACCAAATAAAAGTTTTGATTTATGTAGATTAGCATGTTCATTATTTGATTATTTTATGGATGAGGAGGAAGATGATGATAAGATAGAAAATCCTGTTGCTCAAGTTATTGAAGAGTGGATAAAAGATGATAAGGGTAGAAATATTCTTTATAAAAATAATGGCGAGGAACGTTATCCTGATTTTAAATTATATAAAATGATTGCCCGGACTGTTCATAATCATACTCCTCAAAAAGCAATGGAACATATATTTTTTTCTAATTATAGAACCAATAAAAAAAAGATGAAAAAACAAAAAGTTATGAATATAGATGAAATGGTACCGATGTTTGTTTAAAAAAGATGTTATAAAATTTATTATTAAAATAATATGATAAAACTTGATGCAGGTATGGAATTTAATCATAAGATTGATGATAATGGTGATATTGAGATAAGTTCTAATAAATTGGATAACACATTATAATGTTATTGGACACTGTCGTTTCATAATTAATCCCGGGATTTGTGATTTACCAAATAATTTCTCTCCAACAACAGTGAAATTATTCTTTTTATAAAAGTTAATGGCTTTTATATTATCTTTTTTTACATCTAAATAAAAGGTTGTTTTGTGTTTATTTAAAAAATCTTTAAATATTTTTCTAGCCATCCCGTTCCCTTGATTTTTATTTACAAGTTGATTTACTTTAATTTCACCTTTTAATATTGAAATGTTTGGAGAGATTTTTGTTTTTCTTTTATATTTTGTCCATGTTAAAACTACCCCTTTTTTATAAATTAATTCATTTCGATCAATCTTATTATATAATCTTCCTTTTAAAAATCTATAATATCCACCAGGAAATACTTGTGGATAAAGTTTAAATATATCTATTATTTCTGTGACTTTTTCATGTAAATCATTTTCAACTAAAGTTTGCTCAGCCATTGTAATAAACACAAATATTTTTAATCATAATTTTATTCGTAAAAAAAAAAAAAATTATTAGGTATTTGTATAATGACAGATTTGAATAATTCTGAATAAATAAAACTTAAATAAAAGACAAAATTATACTTTATAATGTCTAAACTTGAAAGAGAACTTGAAAGTTTCCAAAATATTTGGAAAGGAGGTTTTAGAGATGGTCATCCTTGGTGTTTAAAACGAAACGTAAGAGGATTAAAAAAATATATTAAAGAAAATATGAAGGGTAAATGTTGTTTAGAAATAGGATGTGGTGGCGGTGATTGGAGTAAATTTATCTATGAATTAAATATATTTGATAAAATATATTGTATAGATGTTTTATCGGAGGAACATAACAGATTTTGGGAGCATGTAGGTCATGAAAAAAAAGACAAGATTGAATATATTCATGTTAAAGATTTCACATTAGATTTTTTACCTTTAAATACATTAGATTACGTTTTTTCATATGATGTTTTTTGTCATGTTTCTTATTCTGGACAAAAACAATACATAACGAATCTTTATAATAAATGTAAGGTAGATTGTGAATTGTTAATTATGTATTCCGATCCTAGAAAATATTTAAAAAGTGAACCTGAACATTTGTTTCATGTAAAAATGTATATACCAGGAAAAGGAGAAAATTGTAAAGATAATGAAGAACTTATAGAACAATGTTTAAATGATAAAGATGGAGAACCGCAACCTGGAAGATGTTATTGGGTTGGTATAGACGCATTTACAGAATTATGTATACAAAATAATTATGAAATTTTAGATAGAGATTTAAATATTGATAAAACAAATCCAATTACATTATTTACACCTTTGAACATTTAAAACGCCGACCTAAAAACTAAAATTTTGAATTTAAAAAAATATATATATATGCTTGTAGCATACGGTTACAAACAACAAATAATTAATGAATTTAAAAATATAGATAATTATATAAATTTATTATTATTTTTTTCTAGATCTTTAATTTCTTTTTGGAAGGATTTATCACTTTTATTTCTTGCTTTAAAATTCCAAAAATCTTTTCCATTAACATTTCTATTAAATGTTACAGCACGGTCTTTGTAGCCATATAATTCAATTGGATATAATGTTCTAAAACATTTTTCACATTTTGTACAATTGTATTTACCATCTATATTTTGCCAACAAACTCTTAAAAAATCTAAACATTTCACATCATAATCTAAAATAAATTTAATTTTTTCTACTCTTGTTAAATCATTTTCAACTAAAGTTTGCTCAGCCATTGTAATAAACCCAAATATTTTTCATCATAATTTTATTCGTAAAAAAAATTTTATTAGGCATTTGTATAATGACAGATTTGAATAATTCTGGAATGAGCGATTTGGAAGACGTAAATGAAGTGTTAAAAGATGACACCACAACAACTGGTCAAAAAGATACTGAACTAGTAAAAATTAAACAAAAGTTTGGCAGAGGTGGATTTATTAAAATAGACAAATTTATTGAAGTAAAAACTAAAATAGTTAATTTTGTAATTGCATCTCAATCTATTACGGAAGTAAAAGATGTAGTTGTCACCCAAGGAACTGCAACAGGAACTTTAATGGTTGCCTTAACAGGTGATGTTACTACAGTTAAAGTAAAGCAAGACGATGATAGTCCTACCGAGTTTAATGATACAGATGATTTAGTTATTGGTTCTACTACTGTAGTTAATTCTAATATTACATCTGCTGAATATTTAAAAGTTTATTACGGCATATGCAGAAAAAAATTAAAGCAATCAAGATATAAAAATTTTAAAAAGAAAACCGAAAATACAACTGCTGAGTTTGACAATGCTTTTATAGATAGAGTGTTAGATTATGATGATTTAACACCAGAAGATGATAGTGAAGGTCCATTAGATTCAAAAGAAAAACTTCAAAAAATGGTTGATTTAACAAATTCAAAAACAACTACGTCTAATGATGAAAAAAAATTCGCAGGCAAAGATAAAGATATACATATTACTGTAGATGGTAAAGGTAGTGGAACTAGTAACAAAAGTTATAAGATAGGTAATTTTTCTGGATGGAATAAAACTGGTAATACCGTAAGTTATGACACAAATAAGGTTGGAGTTGGGAATAAGCCAATGGGTGTCACAAATTCTAACTGGACAAAATCAAAAAAAGAAAAAACGATGTACTGGAAAAAAGATACATCAACAAGTGGGGGCACCGCTGCAGGAGTTTATAGAAAAAAGAAAAAAAAACAATCAGATACGGTAACACAAAATTGGAACGGAAATGGTCGTCATAAAAAAAAAACAGTAGAGAATATAGATAAAAATGAATTAGATGATGTTAAAACTAATGTAGATACAGACTCTCCTATTATTGAAGTTGGTGAGACTGATGACGACGCCGCTGCCTATGTTCTTTTTAAACTTAAGAGAAAACCAAAGAATGCAACAAAAGTTGAATAAATAAATTTATATTTTATAATCTAATTAAAATATATATATGTCACGAACTTTAAAGAAAAAAAATCCTTTAATAAAAAAAAGAAAAAAAAAAAAAAAAAAAAAAAAAAAAAAAAAAAAAAAAAAAAAAAAAAAAAAAAAAAAAAAAAAAAAAAAAAAAAAAAAAAACAATCAGATACGGTAACACAAAATTGGAACGGAAATGGTCGTCATAAAAAAAAAACAGTAGAGAATATAGATAAAAATGAATTAGATGATGTTAAAACTAATGTAGATACAGACTCT